CAGAACAATATTTATTAAAGAAGTACAATCTGAGAAAGCACCATAACCAATACTTGTAACTGAATTACCAATAGTAACGCTTGTTAAACCAGAGCAACTTTGGAACGCATTATCGCCAACACTTGTAACTGAATTAGGAATAATAATACTTGTTAAACCAGAGCAACCATAGAACGCACCATAGCCAATACTTGTAACTGAATTAGGAATAATAATACTTGTTAAACCAGAACAACCTTCGAACGCAGATTGTTCAATACTTGTAACTGAATCAGGAATAGTAACGCTTGTTAAACCAGAGCAACCATAGAACGCACCATAGCCAATACTTGTAACTGAATTTGGAATAATAATACTTGTTAAACCAGAGCAACCTTGGAACGCATTAATGCCAATGCTTGTAACTGAATTTGGAATAGTAACGCTTGTTAAACCAGAGCAACTTTGGAACGCATTATTGCCAATACTTGTAACTGAATTTGGAATAATAATACTTGTTAAACCAGAGCAACCTTTGAACGCTTCTGAACCAATGCTTGTAACTGAATTGCCAATTGTAACACTTGCTAAACCAGAGCAACTTTCGAACGCACTATCGCCAACACTTGTAACTGAATTAGGAATAATAATACTTGTTAAACCAGAGCAACCATAGAACGCTTCTGAACCAATGCTTGTAACTGAATTGCCAATTGTAACACTTGTTAAACCAGAGCTACCTTGGAACGCATATTCGCCAATACTTGTAACATTATAGGTTACATTGTTTTGGATAAAACTAGGCAAAATTGTTATAGCGCCACTAGCAGAAGTAGACGCTACGACAGTAGCAAAACCAGAACCTACTTCGTAAGAGTAGTTCACACTGTTGTCAACAAAAGTCATTGTCGCCATTATAATTATATTTAATATAATAATTTTACCAAAAAAAATGCTTAAGTAACGTATAACTGAATAATTTAATTATGAAGTAACGTATAATCTCTATTTCATTATGAAGTAGCGTATAATCTCTATTTCATTATGAAGTAGCGTATAATCTCTATTTCATTATGAAGTAGCGTATAACTTAAGTAGCGTATAACAATCCAGCGTTGCCACCAACAAAGATAACCATATTTACTCTTTCTTCTATAACATATAAATCATAATTGTAATCATAAATACGCCACGTAGGTTTATTTACACCAATTATTTCACCAGTATTTGGATTACATATTGTTAAAACTTGTGCGTATGGATCAACCGGCGGATTTATTGTCGTAAATTCAAATTCAACATTTGTAAATCTACTCATATTCATAGCGCCGGATGGTTGTAATGAATATGGAGACGTATCTAAACAAAAATTATAACAATATAATCCATCTGGCGCAAACCCATCTGTTCTAGTATATTTTTCAACATAATTATACACCCCCACAGGTAACATATTTTCTCTATACTGTCCATCCAATAAAATACCTAAAGTTAAAAGAATATTTTTCAAGTTTTGTTGATTGTAAATACCGGTTATCATTAATCCAGACAATGTACCATCAGGGTTTGCTCCAGGACCAATAAACGGCGGACTCGGTGGTGTAGGATCCGGATTCGGATAATCTCCCACGCTTGGCGCAGGAGTAATATCTATCGGCATATAATTATACGGCCAATTGGTGTAATTCGACCATTCATTCCTCAAATTAACGTCACTTCTTTGAAAATAAAACATCCAACTAATCACCATGCCAATCGAATCCAATTGTATCTTATTTTGTCCCGTAACATTATAATACGGTTTTTCATAGATTTGCTTAATCAAATATTTCTGTTCATTTTTAGCAAACAGTTTTGATTCATCATTAGAGAGAAAACAATAAGTACAATTTAAATGTATATCAGCGTCCCAATTTGTTCTTGTATCAACATAGGATGTAGGTCCCAAATTTTCATCTGGCGGCGTTTGTAAAAATCGATAAAATTGCATATAATATTGATTAAAATTTGGCGCAACATAAGGGAAATTATTAGTATAATCCATTACATCACGTATTCGAAAAATCTGATTAATCGGTTTAAACGTGACACTTATATGTAGTTCATTGTATTGTAATGACACCAAAGGAAACGCATTCTGTGTTTTCAAGTTAAACCAAGCGCCAAGTGGCACATACAATACTCTTCCCATAATAGACGGTTGCGCTCCCGCCGGATTATCAGTGTAAAAAGCGTTAGGATATGAATTCACATGTGTACCCGCGTTTGCCGGATCATTTAATTCAGGAACTTGTCCAGTCATCTCATTAAATAACGCTAGTTTACTACTAGAAAAATCTCTTTGTACTGACGCCAAAATATAACGACCCGAATATTCTTGTAATTTTTGATTACCACAAGTAATCGTAATTCTATCAATCATTAGAGCGCCAAGGTTATCTATCCATTTGAATTCATATGGCGCCCAGTCGGTATATACTGTGGTCCCATCTGCTTGAACAACTGTTTGAGGAGGGAAAATTGGACTCCAAATTGTTGGTAGAGCTATAGAAACATAGCAATCCATAAGAAGATCGGCGTAGCGTTTTACTTTAAATACAAAGGTAGATTCTGTTGTTAAATTTAATGTTGGCGTGCCTTCATAATCCAGTCTAAAATTTTGTTTTCCGAAATTAGTATATTTTTTATAAGTTGTCTTCCAAAATGTCTTCTCAGGGTTTCCATTTAATATAACATTTTGTTGTCCTTCTGAAACAAGGTTTAATAATCCTCCAGGCATGTTATGTATAATATATGTTAATTTTTTAATTCTTTATTCATTATAATATAATTTAATTATTTCTAAAAATTAAAAATAGTGTTAATATATTAGATTAATGTCATCATCAACAAATCCTACAGATTATTTAAGCAAAATAAAAAATATGGATCAATCATTTGTAACATATATTATTTTTACATTTATTTTCATCCTGTTAATATTTATCATTGTTTATATTATTAAATTGACTAAACTAACAACTGAAGAATGTGATTATATGAATAATTTATATCCTTCAGTTGACGGAAATATCAGACCTATTTCAGCAAATGATCCAGATTGTTCCGGTTGTTTATATGATTATTATATAAAAACCGCATATAACGCTTGTTCAGGCGGTTCTTACAAAAACGATTTTGTCGATATTTGTAATTTAAAAGCAATTATAAAACAAGGTGTCCGTTGTTTAGACTTTGAAATATATTCAGTGGATGATAAACCCGTGGTAGCAACAAGCACACAAGACAGTTACTATGTTAAAGAAACGTTTAATTCTGTTAGTTTTGCCGATGTTATGAAAACAATTAATGGTTACGCTTTCGCTGGAGGCACTTGTCCGAATCCAACTGACCCGATTATCATTCATTTACGTATTAAAAGTAATAATCAAAAGATATATTCTAAGATGGCCGCGATTTTTAAGTCATACGATTCAGTGATGCTTGGTAAGGATTATAGTTTTGAAAGTAATGGCACCAATTTAGGAACAACACCATTATTAAATTTCCAAAACAAAATTATTGTAATTGTAGACAAAATTAACAACACCTTTTTAGAAAACAAAAAATTTTTAGAGTATGTTAACTTAACAAGTAATTCGATTTTTATGAGAGCATATAATTATTATGATGTTAAAAATAATCCAGATTCTAATGAATTGACTGCATATAACTCAAAAGGTATGACAATTGTTTTGCCAGATAAAGGTTCAGATCCATCAAATCCTAGTGGTCTTTTATGTAGAACATATGGATGTCAAATGATAGCAATGCGTTATCAATATGTAGATAATTTTCTTGAAGAAAATGCGTTATTTTTTGATAGAACCGGTTACGCGTTTGGTTTGAAACCACAAGCGCTCCGTTATGTACCAGTCACGATACCAGACCCAACACCTCAAAATCCAAATTATAGTTACGCTACTCGCAATGTTACAAGTGATTATTATAATTTTAATGTTTAGACACAATATTTTTAGTCACAGTTATATTAAATATGAGTTAATATCCACATCATCAATAAGATATTTGAGTTTAATTTTATCAGCAATTAAAACATTCATCATTGTTTTTTTAAAATTTATATTACACTTAATTTCGTCGATAACATCAGATAGTTTTACTGAAGGTGCCCAATTATCATGGCAACTATAAGATTCACAACATAAACAATCCTTATTTTTATATTTCTTCACCAGTTTTTTTTGAAAATCGCATTTTAATCTTAATGCTTCTAAGTAGGTCTCTCCATTATAATATATTTGAGGAGGTAGAAATGGAAATGTATTATTGAAAATAAATTTGTATTTGCTTTTATTTTCAGTGATTTCCATTTCTATTTTGCCATTATTATTATAAGACAAAACTAAATCTGAATATGTTTCATATAACATTTCACATTCTCGTTTGATTCTTCTTTTTGATGATATGGAATACACATGAGAATTTTCCAAAAGTAACAGGTTTGACTGGATTATATCTTCGTTTGAATTAGTCGCCATTTTGATTTTATTTTTATACTATTTATTAAAAAATAAATATTATATCAATTTTATATTTTATATTTTATATTTTATATTTTATATTTTATATTTTATATTTTATATTTTATATATTTATTATATGAAGCAAAAAATATGTAAAGATTTAAATTTTAGTGATTGTGAAATGGCAATTTTACGCATAGCCGTAGATAAAGCAGAAGAAAAAATGGGTAAAAGAATTGCTAACTCTGAAGATGTTCAAAAAATAATCAATGTTGTAGAGGACTTTCTTAAAATGGAAGATTTAATTTGTTATGGTGGAACCGCAATTAATAATATTTTACCCGAAGAAGACAAATTTTATAACGCCGATGTGGAAATACCCGATTACGACTTTTTCTCTTATGACGCTTTAGAAAACGCGAAAAAACTAGCGGATATTTATTATAAAAAGGGTTTCACCGAAGTAGAAGCAAAAGCAG